GAAATGGCTTTGAAGGAATCCGATAAGATTTGGTCATGAGGCGCTATCGCGTTATCAATCCGTTTCGGTTAAAGGACGAGTCTGGAAACCCCAAAGGTTATGCCGAATTGGGTCATATCGTGCATTTATCGGATTTAGAAGCTGATAGACTTTCCAAGGCTAACTGTATTGAAGAAGTGGAGACTATGACTAAAACATCACCGGAAGACAGACGGAGGAAGCGTGGTCTTAACTCTGGTAAGTGAATCCACAACCGAGCCTGTTACCGTTGCGGAACTGAAAACCTATCTCCGCATGGAGTCTACCGACTCCACAGCGGAGGATGGTCTTTTAGGTTCATATATTACGGTAGCTCGTAAACAGGCGGAACATCTGACTAGACGTTCTCTGGTTGCGGCGACATGGCAGATTCGATTCGATGATTTTCTTAATAGTACGCAGATTATAGAACTTCCAAAACCTCCGATTTCTACGGCTTCAACAAATGTTACTGTCACCTATATTGAAGACACAACCGCAGGAAATAGTACAACTGTCGGTTCTACCGTTTATACCGTGGATTTTTACAGCGAACCGGGAAGGATTTATCCGGCTTATGACAATGAATGGCCCGATTCCATCAGGGATCAGAAAAACGCCATCACAGTTCAATTTGTCAGCGGATATTCAACCACGAATATACCACAACCTATTGTCCAGTGGATCAAGATGAGAGCTTTGGATATGTTTGAAAACCGGGAATCGATTACCGAAGCCAAGTTGGAAGAAATCCCCCGGACGTATGTAGATGGGTTGTTAGACGAGTACACATTACCCCTAATCGTATGAGAGTCGGAAGGCTTAAAGCCAAAGTCACCATTCAACAGGCGGCGGAAGTTGCTAATGCCTACGGAGAACGGGTAATGACTTGGAGTAACTACGCAGCAAATCGGTGGGCGGAAGTAGACCCGCAGAAAGGTGTGGAACAATTCCTAAGACAAAGAACGATATCATCCGATACTGTATTGTTCAGACTTCGTTACCTTACTGGGGTCATTCCTAAAATGAAATTGGTTTATGGCGGAAATGATTACAATATTCGTTCCGTCATTAATGTAAAAAATGCTGACCGTGAACTTCTGTTGGAATGTGAAAAGATAATATAATGGCCGATCTTAAAATCAAGATAGAAGGTCTGGATGAGCTTAAAAGAGAGCTATCACAGTTTCCTGAACAGCTTCAAAAAAAAGCATTGGATAAAGCTGTCCGTGCGGGGTCTAGAATCATTGTTAAAGCCGCCCGCAACAAAGCCCCTAAACGCGCCCAACAATGGGAAGGGATGAAATATCCCAACCCTCCAGGGACATTAAAGAAAGGCATCAAGGCGGAAAAAGCCAGACGGATGCCAGTTTATTTTCGCAGGGATATTATCGGTTTTAGTCCAATTGCATGGTATGGGGCGCTGGTAGAACGAGGTCATAAGATCGTCAGGAAAGGCAAGACTATCGCCCATGTTGCGGCCAGACCATTTCTCAGACCAGCTTTTGACGAGAATCAAGGAAAAGTCATTGACGCCATGAAAGAGAAACTCGGTGATGAGATAGGGAAAATTAAAATGATTTATCTCAAGGCGGAATAATGCCACTGGAACAGAAGCTCTACACAGCTTTAACGGCTTCCACACTTATCACCACACTCAGCAGTAACCGCATTTATCCTTTACGTTCCCCTCAAGATTCTGCTTATCCTCATATTATTTATACTCGAATCAGCGGGGAGCGTTACAACGGATTATCCGGTTATCTGGACTCTGAACATCCTACGGTACAGATAGATATCTATTCAACTTCGTATAGCGAAGCCAAGTCTTTGTCGTTGAACGTCCATACCGTTATGGATGGCACGACCACTTTCAAAGCGATTCTGTTATCAGACAGCGATCTTTACGAAGATGCTGTAGACAAATACAGAGTCACCGCAGATTACGGGATTATCAACAACGAGTAGTGTCTGTCGGCCCGCTCGGTTCT